TAATAAGATTAAATATATAAATTCTATATATTTAACCATTTCCATCTGTAAAAATCATATATTTGGATATCATTGATATTTAATACAGTAAAAATTTATAAATTTTTACTAAAAACCATCATTGTTAAATATCTATATTTTAGATATTTGAATGGATTATATTAAAAATCATTGTAAGATATTTAAAATAAGTAAAATTAAGATTTTTTAATTAAATTTTAATTAAGAATTTTATTTTTAATTAGATTTTTAATAAATGTAAAGTTAAGATTTTTAAAAATCCGCTTTTAAAAGTTTATTTAATAAAAATTTTTTATTAAATCCATTTTATAAAATTAATATTTTTTTTTATTAAAATATATTATTATAATATAAATGACAGACGAAAGCGACGTTTTATATTTTGATCTTGTTTCAACAAATTTTATAAACCAAACTTCGACAAATAGCCCAGCCCAATACAACCAGAGCCGTACTATACCGTATATTAGAGATCCTTCTAAGTGGTACGGTGCAGTTACGCAGTTTACAATAAACAATACATCTGTCCCTGTATTAGTTCCAGAAATTCAACCAAATCAAAATAACGTAAATTTAACAGTTTATACTGTATCATTATCATATGGTGGTTTTACATTCACAGAGCCTATTATTTTTGAACAACAAGACTTATTAATAAATGTGCCTTTACCCCCAACTTCATACCAAGATGGACAACCATTTTACGATGACGGTTATTATAATATTTATAATTATAGTATTTTTACGGATATGGTTAATAAAGCTTATTTAGCTTGTTGGACTTCATTAAGGTCTGCAGTTATAACCCTGCCACCATGCGATCCTCCAATAATAACATATAACGCTTCTACTCAATTATTTAATTTTATTGTAGAGAATGATGTTTTCGTTAATTTAAATTCTGCCCCTTACGTTAATATTTATATGAATTCGGCTTTATTTTTTTTATATTCATTCTTTCCTAGTCAAACCACCTTATTAAATGGTTTTTCTGTAGAAAAATTATATTTTACTGCTTCTATAGGTGTTGTTGATCAAACTGGGGGGCTTACTGGTACACGAATAATTCCTCAAGAGTTAACAAGCTTATCTCTGTGGTCTCCTGTTTCTTCTATAGTAATCACATCGAATTTTTTACCTGTCCAAAAAAGTATCGTGGCAAATCCTCAAATTTATTTTGATGGTCAACCTTATATTATTAATAATAATAACAGCTTAACACAACCAATTTTAATAGAATATGCAGTAGAAAATAATATATATAATAAAACAATTAATTATTTACCCACCGCACAATTTCAATTTTTTGATTTATTAGATAATCAAGAACTTTATACAATGGATTTTAAATTTTGGTATAGAGGGAAAAGTTCTGTATTATACCCATTATATTTAAATTCTGGTGCTTCTTGTTCTGTTAAACTTGGTTTCTTTAAAAAAGATAAATTTTCATTTTTGAAAAGTATAAAATAAAAAAAATTTATAAAAAAAAAATATATTTAAATTATATATAATGTCTAATCATGAAATCTCTACTGTAACAATCACTGACAGCAGAATTGCCGATATCACTGATAAGCTCCACTTCGGAGTGTACAACTCTGCAAGAAACAGTACTTTTCAACGCTTTCCTTTTAATAGTGCGAGTAATTCTTCTTTAAGTGCTAATATCCAAATTCCCAGCCAATCTATTGTCATCGACCCAAGAGTTTTAATTCAAACCGATTTAAACTTAACTTTTAATTTGTCCAATGTCCCAGTAAATCAATCCTGTTTTTCATATGGAGTCACTGATTCATTGAACAGTTATCCTATTCAAAGTCTCCTACAGACGGCACAAGTAAGTTTGAATAACGCACAAGTATCAACGAATTATCGAGATGTTCTTCCATTTGCTAAATTATTGGAAGATAAAAATAAACTTGATAAATTAAATTCTACTTCTCCTGATTACGTGAATGAATTCTGGGCGTCTTACGGAGATGCTATTTTAAGTAACTCTTCACCTATGGGAAATTATAATGACTGTTCACAAGATAACACAAGAATACCTAACGGCTCTTATCCTGCTACTTTTATTGTTAATCACTACGTCGGCGGTGTTTTAACTGATAATTCATTAATTTCTACTTCTACAAGTGATACTTGGATAATTTACGCAACTTTTAAAAATTTAGTTGAACCGTTCGTTGCTCTTAATCCATTTATATCTGATGACTACAATCGTGCGGGATTAATGGGTGTGAACGCAATAGCCATGACATTAACAGTGAATGACTGTTCGAGAGTTTGGACTACTGGAAACGTCACCGCACTATCTAATGGTTGGTCATCTTATATTAATTCTATTACTCTTGGCACTCCTTCTTCATCTGGTTTAGGATTCACCAATAGTTCATTGCTTTTTAATTTTTTAACCCTTTCAGACCTTGCTTATAGTCAAATATCGACCCGTAATGTAACTAATTATATAGCATATGATCGTTACATCTCCCCAAGTTCAAATTCTCCTTCAATGGCTGCTAATACTGGCGGCTACACTATTTCATGCCAAAATTTACAGCTTTCACAAGTTCCTGAACGCATTATTATCGGTGTTAGAATTCCAAGCTCTCAACAAAATTGGGCTTATACTGATTCTTTCTTAACTGTTAATAATATTTCGATTACATGGAACAACAGTTCGGGGCTTTTAGCATCAGCAAGTCAAGCACAATTATATAATATTTCAAAAAATGCAGGGTCTAACCAATCTTTTTACTCTTTCAGAGGAACAGCTAACGCGGTTCAATCAGGTCAAAGTGTTACAGTCGGAACTCTTGGTAGTATGATTGTAATCAACCCAGCCCGAGATCTAAGTATGGATACCATGCTCTCCAATAGCTCCATTGGACAATTTAATTTACAAATTAATTTGAACAATGTTTACAATCAGTACCCATTTATTGTGCAACCTGAGGTTGTGATCGGTGTATTTAATGCAGGCTTCATTGTAACTGAATTAGGAAGCAGTCAAATTTTTAGTGCGGTATTGAACAGAGATATGGTCATTGAAGCAAAAGAACAAGCACCCGAAAATGCTATTGATGAACAACTTTTTGAACGTGTAGCAGGTTCTGGAATGAAAGGAATGGCGACTATTTCAAAATTCCACAAACACATGAATAAAAAACACCATACACAACACAAAAAACAAGGAGGTAAACATCTAAGTAAATCAAAATTACATGCTCTTGTAAAATAAATTTATAAAGAATGTAAAATTAATTAAAAAAATTAATTTATTATCTTTATTTAATTATATAATGGCATATTACTATAATAAAAAATTAGCAAACGAAATTAAACAAACACAAAAAGATTTTATTAGGTCATCACCTCAATATATTAGGGGTGATTTTGTATCAGCCCAGCAAAAAAGATTTGCTAATAGAAGAAGTGTAGGAGACCACCCTTTTCCAAGTGGAAATGAAAGAACATTATATCAAAATCCTTTATATGTTGGAGAATCTCAACATTTTAAAAATTTTGAAGATTATAATGATAGAAGCGATGACAAAATTAATTTACACAAAAAGGGCGGCTCTTTATTATATTGTAAACCTGAGTTAGGGTCTGATTATTCATCAAGTGAATATTCATCAAGCGATTATTCAAGTGATGAAGATAGTGATGAAGAAGGTGCGGGCTTTTACGATGATGTCATTAAACCTGTTGGCAGAACTATAGGATCAATTGGAAAAGAAATTTTAAAAGATGTTGTTTTACCAATTGGTAAAGAATTATTAAAAGATGCTGTTAAGGGGGCTGTTTTTGGTGCTGGTCAAAAAAAAATAATAAAAACCAAGGATTTTAATAAATTATTAGAAAAATCTAAAAAATGCGATGATTCAATGAATGATATATCAAATATTTTAAAAAGTGCTAAAGTTCATTCTAAAAAAAGTAATGTTAAACCAATTGTTGGAACTAAAAGGGGGGAACGTGTTAGAGGTGATGTTGTTGCAGAAGTCATGAAAAAAAGAGGGGTAAGCCTTGGACAAGCTTCTAAAATAGTTAAACAAGAAGGATTATATTAAATTTAATTAAAGAATTAATTTAAAAAATGTAAAAAATATTATAATAAATATATATTTATTATAATATATAATGTTTGGTGGATTAGAAGGCACAGAGCAAGAGTTGGAATTTATCGACAAAAAACTTTACCCACGCCGCAAACACGATCCTTTAAAAAAATTAAGAGAATTTTTTACTGATACCGAAATTTTAGAGTGGCTTATTAAAGATATAATGAAAGCAAAAAAGAAACGAACTAAAAAAATAAAAATAGTTGATGAAATACCAGAAGAAGAGTCAGCAGTTATTTTGGAAGAAGATAAACCAGAAGTTAAAAAGCGGGGACGAAAACCAAAATATGCAACAGATGAAGAAAGAAAAAAAGCTAAATTAGAACAAACATTGAAATCTAATAAAAAGAAAAGAGCAGAAAAAAAATTAAATAAAAAATAATATTATATTATATAAATGGCTTTAAGAACAGGATATCGAAATGAATTTACGCACAGTAGATTAAGATATAACAATGACGATGGCGATGAGAATGCTTATCAGGATTCTGCAAAGAATTTACGTGGTTTAAATACATTAGCTTTTTTAGATGATAGTATACAAACAACCGCATTTTTAGGATATACTGGCTACGGTTTTACTGGACCTCAAGGTCCAATCGGTCCAACAGGTTCTATTGGACCAAGAGGATATCAAGGTCCACAAGGTCTCACAGGTCCACAAGGTATTCAAGGGCTTATTGGAGAAACTGGTCCACAAGGTATTCAAGGTGATATTGGAAATACTGGTCCTCAAGGTCTTATTGGAGAAACTGGTCCACAAGGTATTCAAGGGCTTATTGGAGAAACTGG